TAATGTGGAGCAAATGTTACGTCATCTGCAAATCCAGAATCCAATGCATCCCAACTACCGCCAACACCTTTGTAATATACAAATGATGTTGCTGATGTATCGTTTACAACTTCAACAAGATAGTCACCGTTGACTACTGTTGCTGTTGCTGCCGCTGCTGTAGAAACAACTTCTACAGTTGGTGTTTTTTCTGCCCATGATGAGCCGTCCCATTCAAATATTCCCCAACTAGCACCTGTTGGATTAACCCAATAAGTGTTATTTGCTGCAACACCTGTTGGTGCTGATGAACTTGGTCTAAGTTCAGTTAGATTAACATCAGCACGTACAATATACGCTGCTGAGCTTTGACCTAAAAATGAGTATGCTGCTAAAAGTCCATATTCGTTAGTTTCATCACCTTGCTGAACTGTACCGCTTACTTTATGGAAATCAATGTTTCCGAAGTATTGTGTAAGTTCTCTTTGTGAAGTAACTAGAATAGGTTTGTTTGATTGTGCAGACTTTGTGTATTTTGCAATGCCATCTGTTTCAGTTAGGGTAGGATCTGCCTTATCCTCACCAGTAGCAATGAATAACATAGGAACAGTTCCGGCTCCTGCTGGGCCGTATACTGATTCGTCTGTTACTGAAACCTGTACACCAGGTGAAGTAAGATTTGCCATGTTATAGCTCCTTTTCTATTATAGACTAATGCCTAAATTTACTATACATGTATTTATTTGATTTTGCTTAAATCAGGGGTTTACAGAGTTAACTTAGTTGTTATCAGAGGCTATATTTATCAAAAGTTGATCAAAACTTTCACAAATGTGCCTTGGAAAGTCGTTACCCCATAATCCATGAATAATCATATGGATTCGATTTTCTGTGCCTTTGTTGTGTACTGCATGCAATCTACCAATATCAATAGCACGAGCATCGCCTGGTTGCCATGGAATGAGTCCCGACTCTTCTAATGCAAACTCTACTCCTGGTGGATTACTTAATGCTACATTGAATGCCGCTAGGGCTCTAGTATCATAATCATTATGAGGTTGTATATATCCACCCGGTTCCAGTAGCATATATCTAACTCTATTGTACTTCTTAAACGGCCAAACATTTTTTAACCATTCAACTGTCACTGGACACTGATCGGCAATTTCTGTCCAGCCCACAGGTGGACTATTTTCTTCTGTATCTATTCCTTCGTCGATGTACCAATGGGGTGGTTGTGTTCTTTCTGCTGATTGTCCATGTATAGTAATACTACTCCAGCCTGGATTCCAGTTTCCTCTATGTTTTACATATCTACCCAAAAGCGATTCTGCTTCTTTAGCCATAGCTTCATGTGGGACTGGAATATTCATTACTAAACTTGGACAATTACTTTCTTTTGCAATCCATTTTGCATAGTCCTGCATCAATCCATTATCCTGTTGCCACCCTTTAAACATATCGCCTGGATTTTTTACATCCCAATAATGTGAATGTTCTTTACATTTATTTAAAAAATTTTCTAATTCTATTTCGTTTTGTTCCATTTTAGTAATTTTCCTACTGCATGATCGGGGAGACTAGCAAAGTCATCTGTGCTCCAGTTGTCTACCCATTTTAATCTATCTCTGCTGCCACTTGGACAAGCTGAACAAATCAATATATTATTGTTAATTGATACTTGTTTAAAATGATCCAATAATTCATTATGCAATTGCCAACGTTGTTGCAAACTATAATAAAACGAGGTAGGCATATAATGAAATATATTACTTAGATGTACATATGATACAAAGTCATCATGTTTAACCGAATTAGCAAATCTTTTCATTTTATGTGGATCCATAATATTCATGTGATGATATATTACTTCACATGTTGGTAAAACTTCTTCTATCCATTTTTTAAATCCTCGATCATTTAACTTATCTATTGTTTCTTCACTGTCTTTTAACTGAGCTGCTCCCCTAAATATATCTCGTCTTCTATTCATATCCGGAGCGTTGTCTTTCATTATCTTTTCTGCAAATTCTCTATAGTTAGTACCGTCCCAATTTTCTATTATTTGTTGAGTAATTGTTATAGCAAATTTACTTATATCGTATACAAATATTTTACTATCCTTGGGCATGTCTAACATAAACGCATATATTAATGGACTTAATCCTGCAGCCGGAACCATTAGTTTTCTAATTTCTCCATTCCATTCTGGATAATGCTGTTTCCTTCTATCAAACCAAGGTTTGTAATTTGGCAATGTTTCGGTATTGGCAATAAAAAATATATCTATACCCAATTGTTCTAAGATACCATTCATGTGTCTAGGTCCATCGTATTCAACTTCTGGATATGTATAATGCTTTGCTTCTCTTATTCCCTCATTCCAAGATATAATTTGTTGTCCATCTTCCATAAGAGCATTTACTAAACTCCAACCACCTTGTTTTCCTGTATAAGTTTTTGATACGTTACTTGGTTTAATCCAATGTGGAGTATATTGGTCATGCCAATTTTCTTCACTACGTATTGGTTCTATTGCATTGTAAGGCTCTACATTATATTCGTAGTTTCCCCATTCAGGTTTACCTACACTAGCCCACCAATTTAAATCAATAAGAAATGCCTGAGGATGTATTGTATAATAATTATCTTGTTGATCTAATATATGCCCTACAAATTTAGCATCTGGATTATCATCGTAAAACTTTACAAACTCATCCTGGAAATTCCACAGTGGAATTGTACCTTGCTTAAAAACTAACATCTTAGAAAATCCTGCTTTATGGGCTTTCTCAAATAAAGATCCTATATGATCGTCAGCAAATTGTTGTCTTAAAAAGGTTGCCATTTCAACTGACCAATAGTCAGTTAAATTTTTTGTGTATCCTTTAGCAAAGTCGTTTTTAATATGGTTGTTATATATCCAACCTAGTGTGAGTTCTTTTGATTGGTTTTTGGAGTGCCACCATTCCGTGTTAAACATAATATAATTCCTTAAAGTAATTAATTATATTTATCCAATGATCTTTTGTAATGTTTGTTGTTTAAATTCTTCTAGAGTAGAAGTATTATGAAGTTCTAAATCAAACTCCCATCCTGCCCAACTCCATTCACTTTTATGTACGTCTGGATATCTACCTGTCATACCATCAACTAAATGAGGAGCATTTCCTGAAGCAGTTGCTATATTAAGAGTAGAAGCATTATTCCACCATATTGGTTTGTTGTGTCTCCAAACAACAGTAGTTGTTCCGCCTAAACGTTTAATAGCACTTAGTTCGTTGAAAAATCTACAATCACTAATAACAACATTTGTTTCTGCCATAGCAACCTGACGTTCACATGCAGCAACCCATATGTCCGGATGAAAGTGAGTTCTTAGTACATCTGTTCCTACTTGTTGAAGTGCAAGTCTAGGAGTAAAATTTGGTATATCTAATCTAGCAGACCACCACTCATCTGGTGTTTCTCTCCACTCTCTACTTTCGTTTGTAGATCCTTCTAATAATTCTCTATCCCATCCAAACACGTTAGCACAAGCGTCTTTTAAAACACCTGCAAAACTAATTCTATGGAATCCTTCTTCTATTAAAAAGCCAGCAGCAGTGTCTTTGCCATGACCTATTAATCCGCATATACCTATAATTTTCTTCATATATGTATTATACTAAACTATTGTTTAATTGTCAAGTTATCTTTTATTTTTTGATTGCATTTTTTACATCTACAATGATCACAAATTTTAATTTGTCTATATTCGCCACCATCGCATGCATAGTCTTTTACTTCTGCATACCTGGCTGTTCCACAATGAGAACCCCATCCGCAATTTTGACAATAAGCGCCGTTTGTATCATGAATTGTGTTTAAGTGCATTTAGCCGATTACAAATCCGAGCCCAGTACTTCCATCACTGTATAATGTTAGTTCCATCTCTAATTTATCAATCTCACCTTGAGCGTCTGTTCTCAATTGGTCTGCGTTCATTGTAGTACCACCCTGTGGTCCTGCAATCTGTGTAAACTTACCACGAGCTTCAGCTAGAATTAGTTTAGCATGAGCAAATGCGTAATCCTTTATCCAAGGACCTGCATACGTATCTTCAAGTAAACTTTCAGTTGGTCTGTAGTTATAGCAATGCAATACTGCATTGTCATCTGCTTTAATTTTTCTTTGTAGGATTAATTTTTTATCTTGTGGGCGCCAAGTAAACATTAGTTCTGCACCAAATAGTCTACCCATTGTTTCTCTGTTTTGTTGTAAGAAATCAAAACTTGATAGTCCACCATTTCTGCTACTACCTAATAAGTATGTGTTAAGGTAAGCTGCTTGAAATGGTTCAATGTCATTTCCTGTTCCACTGCTTACACCTGTTGTACGTCTGTAAATATCACGTACTTCCATTACTTCTGATGGAAGTGTATATTCACTTTGATCTTTTATTATTTCAAGAATGATAAAACTTTCTTCTACGGCATTCTCAGCTCGTTGACGATATTTTGCTAATGCCTTATCGGCGGCAAGTTCATAGTGTTCTGGATCGAGTTCAACATCAACCATTCCACCGCCTAAGCGTAGTTCTATCCTCTTCTTTATTCTTCATCTTT